GGATGGTGGAACGTTTGAGGATGAGCTTAACTTTGATGCTATTGATACTGTAGAGGAACTACAGGTCTATCCACTACCAAGCATTAAGCCCACAGAAATTACATATACTGCTCTTGATACCGATGCTGTAAAGAAAGTCGGGCAACCGATGTTTTACGACATCACGGCGCCAGGAGTAATTACATTTCGTGTTCACGAAACTAGACTATTGCTTATGTCTGGCGAACCATTACCTGACCGATTTGTTCATATGCAATCTATGAATTGGATTGGTCGCTCGATTATTACTGGTTGTATTGAGGACATATCTAGATATGACCAAGCATTACAGTGGGCGATACGATTGCTTGAGCGGAAGCAACAAGGCATCTACTCAATGGAAGGATTGGGAGAACTGTTCGCTCAAGAGGCAGATGATATTGTTACTAAGCGGATCAATCTTGTTGACCTTGTTCGCGGCAATCTCAATAGTATCGTTATTGATAAGGATGATGCTTACGCTATTGAGAACCTTGGGCTTGATGGTGTACAGACTTTACTTCAAGAGTTCCAAGTTGCGATTAGCGCTGCAGCTAACATTCCTGTGGTTATACTGTTTGGCAAGTCCACCACTGGACTCAATGCTACTGGTGCTGGTGATCTGGAGTCTTATTATGGAATGGTTGGACATATCCAGCAAGTTATCGCCAAACCAGTATTGGAGAAACTGACAGCTATACTGTATGTCCAGCGAACCTATGCTGGTCAATTACCTGATACTTGGCATATTGAGTTTAACCCACTATGGCAAGCATCAGATCAAGAACAGGCTACAGCCAATAACCTAAATCAGCAAGCCAATAATACTGAAGTGACTATGCTGATGTCCCTAATGAATAATGGGATTATCTCGCCAGAGGAAGTCAGAAAGATTGTTGTGAACAAGTATACTGAGTATGACTTTCCTGATGAAATACCTGCTGATGCTGTATCTTCTATGGATTATGCGGCTGGTGTTGATACATCTCAGCTTGATGTTCCGCAAGACCCTAATCAGCCGACTACATCGCCATGAATGAATGGAAGAACAAAGCTTGTAAACGTGGCCATGAATATGTAGAAGGTTCATGGAGATGGACAACATCTGGTTATCGTGATTGTAAAATATGCAAAAGAATACGTGAAGCTAATCATAGAGAAAAGCACAAACGCTATATTGATCATGCTAAAGAAACAGCCAAGCTAAGATTGACTGGTTCTTAATGGTCAAGAAACGACCAAAGATTGTGCCGATGAAATATCCAGTCGGCCAGGAGTATGCTTACAGGAAGATTTTGTTGAGGATGAACAACCAGTATAAGCAAATTCTGAAACGTAACATGTCGCCATATGTAAAGGAAATGGCGATAGAGGCTACATCTGTTCATCTTCCTACTGGTCAAATACGTCAAGATGCTTTGGGGTGGAGGGATAGGCTAACTCAAATAATGGAACGTATATCTAACGATATGCAACGACCTACAAATCAAGCTATTAGAGAAATGGCGCGTATTGGACCGCAAACAAATCAATATAATAAAGCTGAATGGCAACGTTTGGTTCGTTCTCAATATGGTGTCGATCCTACAAAAGAGAACCCAGAAAAATACAATGCTATACTAGCCAATTGGTCCCGTAACAATTCCTTGTTGATAAAGGACATACCCAATAAGACATCGTTACAAATAGCTGAGCAGACTACACAAGCCTTAATAACAGGAACCAATCTAGCAGATACACAAAAAGCAATATTCAATATAATGTCAGAACGAACTGATGTATCGGATAGTCGCGCTAAGTTGATTGCTAGAGATCAAGTTGCCAAGCTTAATGGCCAATTGACTATGGAACGCCAAATTGATATGGGTGTAGATAGTTATATTTGGCGAACAGTTGGCGATGAGAGAGTGCGAGAGACTCACGCTGATAATGAAGATCAAACATTTGCTTGGGATAATCCTCCAGTAGAAACAGGACATCCTGGAGAGGATTATCAATGTCGTTGTTGGGCAGAACCTGTACTGCCTGAGTTTGTTGCTTTTGAAGCTTCATTACTTGAGGAAGCGTAATGTTTGATGATCCTTATGCTGAATGGGAAGAATACATTAAACTTAATCCATGGACAGAGGAAGATATCAAATTTTGGATTGGTAATGAACATTACCAACCTTGGAAAGATGTAGCTCAATTCTTCAAGGATATTGATAATGCAAAATAGATATGACAATATAACGATCAGTGCAGAACTCAGTAAGGATGGTTGGATTATTGATCGTCCAATCGTTACTAGAGCAGGCATATTTGTATACAAAGATAACACTGGGAAACAAATACGTGAATTTAGACCTGAGACTGAAGTATTCAAGGAGGACAGCCTTAACAGTATTCGTGGTATGCCTATTACTGATGGCCATAGAGGCATATTGAATACCAATAGTAGACTTGACGGTGTTATTGTTGGATCGGTGCTCGGGCCAGGAGTAAAGCAAGAAAATGATGTAGTTGCGGATATTGTTATACATGATGTAAAGAAAATTGGAGCGAAAAGAGAATTGTCGCTAGGGTATGTTTGTGATGTGGACCCTACTCCTGGCGAATGGAATGGACAGAAATATGACCAAGTTCAGAAAAACATTACCTACAACCATTTGGCTGTAGTTAATAAAGGACGTGCAGGCAATGCTCGCATTCGGTTAGATGCGAATGAATTTGTTTCTTTCGATGTGGAGGATGACATGGAGTTACCTAAAGTTAGGTTGGACGGTATTGAATACCCTGCCGCTCCTGAAGTAATCAACAAGATCAACAAGCTTGAGGCCGAAATATCAACTCTCGTTACTCGTGCGGATAAAGCAGAGGCTGAGAGAGATACAGTAAAGAACACGTTAGAGACTGCTAAGAATGAGCATAAAGATGCTCTCAATAAAGAACGCGCGTCGGCCAGGGGCAGAATCAAGCTTGAAGATAAGGCCACTCAGCTTTCGATCAAGTTTGATGAGAGTGATTCTGATCGTTCGTTGAAAGAAAAGATTGTTGCTAAGCTTGGTAATGATCTTAGGTTCGACGGCAAATCAGACGATTATGTTGATTCTGCCTATGATTTGACGCTTGCTAATGAAGAGCAAAAGAGCAGAACCGCAAAAGGACAACGGGAGAAAACTACAAAACAAGACTCCACAGATAACAGTAAATCTGGTGAGAGTTCTGCTGATGCTCGTGAACGTATGCTGCGACGTATTCGCGGTGAGAAGGAGGCTGCATAAATGTCTGGGACTATTTCCCCTTATGCCAACTATATGGCCCCTGCCTTTATTGGCATGAAGGCTGATAGTATGGATGATAATGTTGACACCTTTCCGGCATCTGCTGCTATTGGTGTTGGAGTAGCTGTTCAAAGAACTGCTGCTGGCGCTTCAACTATTAAGGTTGGTGCTGCTTCTGCTGCTCTTTGTGTAGGAGTAGCACTACACGATCACATTGTTGGTTACCAAGGAAACTATCGTCAATTTGATGCAGTTTCTGTGCTAACTCGTGGTCGTGTTTGGGTAGCTGTTGATGATCCTACGGCAGTTGTAGATGGTGCTGCTGCTAAGGTAACTGCTGCTACTGGCGCGTTCAATACTACAGGAACGATTGCAGTAACGAATGCTGTATTTCGTTCCGCAGCTATTGACTTGCTAAATGTCGATTGGACAACATATACCAAAGGTGCGATTGTCGAATTGCACTATCCTCTGGTATAATAGGAGGAATGTATTATGCCTGGACCTCTTGACCACCAGCATTACAGTGAAGATGATGTTGCTGTATTGCAGAAATCTCCAATCATCAAAAGCAATTTCAGGGAAGATGCTGATACTATCTTTCTAGCTCGCCAACTAGACTATGTGCGAGCAAATACTTACAACCGCCAATTACCCGCTATCAACGCAGATCGTCTAGTCCCAGACGATACTAGTGTTCCTGAATGGGCAGAGAATGTCTGGCAATATGCGTTCGACATGGTTGGCATGGCTAAGGTTATCGCCAACTATGCAGATGATCTTCCGCGCGCGGATGTCCGTGCTACTGCTCGTTTGACTACTGTCCGAACTCTTGGCGATAGTTACGGCTACAATATTAATGAGTTGCGAGCCTCTCGTCAAACTGGACAAGGCTTGGATGCTCGAAAGGCTGCAGCGGCCAGGAGAGCAATGGACTTAAAGATTGCTGATATTAAGTTGCGTGGTGATGCTAACTATGGTTTGTTTGGATTGTTTACTCATCCAAACCTTCCTGTTCTAGTATTGACTAATGCTGGAGATTGGTCTGCTCTTACTGGTGATCAAATTCTGGCGAACCTTAACCAGTGGGTTATTGCTTATCAGAACCAGGTCAAAGGCACCCATACTCCAAATGTCCTTAGTCTAGCACCCAAAGCATATAATGCTGCTTCTACTAAGTTCATTACTGGTGCTTCTGGCTTGACTCCCATTACTCCGATGCAGTGGTTCCGCACAAATTATCCTACAATTGCTGTAGAGAACATTTGGGAAATGCAGCTTGCTGCAGTTAACCAAACCAAGGATTTGGGCATTCTCTATGAGCGTAATGCTGAAAATATTTCACATACGTTTGTGATGCCCTTTACTCAACTCCCGCCAGAAGCTCGGAACCTGGAAATTGTTACTGATTGTATCGCGCGATCTGGCGGTGTCAGTATCTTTTATCCATTGGCTTTGCTTTCTGCCGTTACTACCTGAGGAGAAGTAATATGTTTGCTATCCTTAACAAGAGTGAGCGGCTGATCACTACTCAACTTGGTGATGCTTTGCCTCCTGGAGTTCCAGTAGCAGTTTCTGAAGAAACTATGAACCATCCATCTATGCAAGAAATGGCTAATGCTGGTTTGATTGAGGTGGTTGAAATTCAAGACCCGCCACCGCCTCCTGAGGTTACTGAACCTCCTGCTAATGGTGATACTATGACTGGTGGTCAAAGGACACAGCAACCGACTCCAACTCCTACACCAGCACCTCAGCAACCGCGTCCACAGCCTACTCCTCAGCCGCAGCCACAGGCAAATAAGGCTTCATGAGTGGAACGTTAACACTACAAATTGGAGGATCAATTGAATTATTACTGCGGCCGCCTCCAATTGAAGGTGCAGTTTTTGTTACTGCACGATACGGCAACTTTACAGTAAAAGCAAAGGGAACAAATATGGCGTATAATCTACCAGTTGATATGTGTGTAGATTGCCAAGTTGCTTATGAAGATAGCCATGGCAATCCAGCCAAAGTTGATGGTGATGTTACTTGGACATCCAGCGATGAGACTATTGCTACTGTGATAGTCAATACAACTGATTCTACTAGTTGCACTATTAATGCTGTAGGTGCTTTGGGCAATGCTCAAGTAACTGCTACTGCTGATGCTGATCTAGGTTCAGGCACTCGTAATATTATTACTTTGCTAGATATAACTGCTGTTGCTGGTGAGGCCGTAGCAGGAACAATAACTATTACTGGGGAGGCTCGGCCAGTAACATGACTATTACAGTCACTAATCAATCCTCACGTTCTTTCATTCTTGGGGGAGTAATGATACTCCCTCATGTTCCTCAAGAAATTTCTGAGGAAGTTAAGTTTGCTATTGATGCTAGTCCATATCATTCATTCTTCACATATGAGGTTACAGAAGATGTTCCTGAGGGCCAGGAGCAAAAACAAGAGGAAGTTACAACTGAGCAGCAGGAGTAATTAATCTGAAAGCTCCTACATCTCAGTCATTAGTAGAAACCACGTGGGATAATAACACCACACGATGGGACGATAATGCTGTTATTTGGGATGCTGCTTATGTTTCTGATGAAATGCCTTATTGGCAGGACGTTCGTGATATTTTAAAGTTGTTTTTCCCACAGTATTTTGATCCTGAATCCCCATCGTATGTTTCTCCCCCATTAATGGATTTGTTGTTGCCTATTTCTGATGAAGCTCGCCCATGGTGTCTTTCAACTAATCGGCAAAACTTTGCACAAGCTATGTTTCTTGCATATCTCATTACTGTGCAAGAAGAAACATCATCAGGCAGACCAATTCAATCTTATATTGGACCTATTTCTCAAGAGAAAGAAGGTGACGTTTCAATTACCTATGCTGCTGTTGCTCAAAGCACAGATAGTGAATCTAGACGCCCATCAAGTAATCCTTGGGATGCTTGGAATAGACTTTGGAATATCTGTCAAAAAGGTGCCATAACAACGAGGTTTGGCGATCCATGCCAGTCACCATCAGGGACAAAGACTATGGGTTCAAACGAATTGAGTTGGACTTTAAGGAGTTACGCGGCAGATCGGTTAAGATTGGCTTGATGGGAAGTGAAGAAGTTGATGGTGTATCTGTAGTGGACTATGCTGCTTATAATGAATTTGGAACCTCACGTATTCCTGCTCGCCCATTTATGCAAACTACAGCAGATAAACATAAGGAAACTGTCACTAAATTTACCCAATATCTTATTGGACAAATGATTGATGGGAAGATAAGTGATACGAGTGTATTACAAAATCTTGGTGCGAAGTATCAATCACTCATGCAAATGGTCGTGCGTGATGCGAAGAATTGGGCTGTTCCGAATGCTGAATCGACTATAAGACAGAAAGGCTCCTCATCTCCTTTGATAAATACTGGACGAATGGTTGGTTCTATCCGGTATGAGGTAAAATGACTACTTCTTTTCGCACAGAATATGAAGTAATACAAAGAGATATCGGCCAAATAATTAATGGCAAATATATACTTGCTGATGATGCTGGCACCAAAATAAAGATTATGGCATCTGTTCAGAACCCATCTATCAGAGATAGAGAGCAGATAGAGGCTACAGCATATGGCAGAAGGGCAGCAAGATATATCAAAATATATACAGATACTAGATTGAGATGTGCTAATCAAGAGATTGCTCCTGGCCGGGAACGTTACGCGGGAGACTTGTTTTTGTTCGATGGCTCGCAATATCTATTGTTTGGAGAAGCAAACTTTCATACTCTTGCTCAATCTAGAGATACGCAAGTATCTCACTACAGATACTATGCTTGTGAGGTAATTGAAACGGAACAATTTGAGGAAGTTCCATGATGGCGGAAATTATGATTTGATCGACAAACTATATGATATGGTAAACAAGGCTGTTACTTTAACAGGTAACAATTGGCAAGTGATATTTGCCAATCAGAATATTCCGCGTTTGGTTAAACCATATATTCAATTGAATGTGACGAATATCGACATTCCTGATCATATGATTTATTCAACTCCAGATGCTTCTGGTCAAATAACAATATCTGGATGGCGTAAAGCCTCTGTTGAGATACAAGTATTTCATGGTATTAATTCACTTTCAACAGTAAGTTATTTGGCTATGATTTTGCAATCCTCCACTATGCTTGAGTATCAAGTATCAATAGATTGTGCTATTGGTCAACGTTTATTCATGGGATATGTTCCTGAATTGTTGAATAATTCACAATGGGAAGGCAGAGGGATTTATCATTTTGAATTCTACTATACAGAAAGCATAAATGATAACTCTGGTAATATTGATCAAGTAATTCTACATGGCAGCTATCTTGGCGGCTCTAGCGATCCAGACATTTACAAAATGTTTGATGATGAGCCGATAAATGCTGCTGTAGTTTGTGACGAAATCATCACAGGCCCAGACGCGCCAGGAGCAGGCACTGATTGGGATGATGATGAAACTAGCTGGGATAAGAGTGGCGTTACCAAATGGGATTGAGAGGGAACTATGGCCAATATTGACCGTATTGTCAACGTTACTATATCGCTGCAAACTGCGGCGATAGCTCAAGCAACGTTTTCTGATCTATTGTTGTATGGAGTATTCACGCCTATTGGCGGGGCTAAGACAGGCATCATAACTAGTATTGGTGATCTTGCTGCTTATGGTGTTACTTCTACTATGCCTATCTACAAGGCAGCTTCAGTATTCTTTTCGCAGATACCTCATCCACCTCAACTATATATTGGTTTGTCTACTGGCGCTGCTAATCCAGGCGCTGATCTTGATTTGATTAAAGCAGAGAACAATAATTGGTATGCTTTCTGTAATGTCCTTCATGATGAAACTAAGGTTGTAGCCGCTGCTCAATGGGCAGAAGCTAATGAGAAACTATTTGTTACTGTATTGTCTAACGTAAACAACTCTACGCCAGCAGCTACTGATACTACATCTACTGGCCATTTGTTGATGGCTGGAAACTATTTCAGAACTGCTTGGTGGTATGATACTAATGTTAATGATTATCCTGATGTAGCTATCGCCTCCAAGAGCTTTACTAAAAATCCTGGAAGCGAAACATGGGCTAATCAAAGACTTGATGCTGTGCCTTATATGAATCTTTCAGAGACATTAGCGCAGAATGTCTTTGATAAGAATGGTAATACATTCGAGCCATTCCGTAACATATCAATAACTCAAAACGGAAAGGTTGCTGGTGGCGAATGGATCGACGTTATTCGTTTCCGTGACTGGCTATGTGAGGAAATTAAGGTCACAATCTTCCAACAGATGATTGATAATCGTATTCCTT